GATTTGCATCCACAAATCCTTTTCCACCGACAGATTTACTTCCACCGACAACTTCTATTCCATATGGCGGATCAGTAAACACCATATCAGCTTTGTTACCATCCATCAATAAATCAACATCTTCTTTCTTTGTTGCATCCCCACATAATAATCTATGATCTCCAAGTATCCATAAATCACCATGCTTTGTTATGGCTTCTTCTACTTCTGGAATCTCATCATCATCTATTAACCCTTGCTCTGGCTCATCTTCATAGAATTGTAATTCATCATCTGTAAATCCCCAATCCATCAACTCATCTACATCAAAGTAATTAGCTAATGAATCATAATCCCATTCACCAACATTCTTATTAAGCCTTATATTCAATTCCTTCTCTTGGTCTAGGGATAGATCGACTTCAACACATGGAACTTTTTTGATTCCTAGTTCCTTTGCAATCCTTAATCTTTGATGGCCTCCAACAAGTATATTATCTCTTTCTTTGTTTTTATTTACAATCAAGGGATCTACTAGGCCAAATCTTTGTATTGAGTCTTTTAGTTGAGCGTGTTGCTCTTTGGTGAGTTGGCGAGGATTATACTCTGCCATTATCAGATCATCTGGTTTGTAGTTTTGTACTTTCATATTTATTTAGTTGCCCGGACAACAAGTTCAATTCCTGTCTATCGCCATAATTCCAATCTATAATCTGTCGTTTTCTCTGCGAGTGAGGCTTGAACGTGCCTCTATAAATACAAGGATTCCACTACAAAATCCGAGTTTATTGTTTTATAAGTGATTAATTATATTGGATATAGATATACTACAAAATTTAAGAGCATACACCAGTATACTACTTTTTAAAAAACAGCATACACCAGTATGCTAATGTTTAGGGTAGTGAGAACCATGCTACGGTATCAAGCCTACTATAATCATCTTAAATGTTCTCGTGTAGTTTTTTATCTTCCTTTAATTCGGCACATCTACTTTATTAAGCCATCTACCCTAATTTCATTTAACATATCGTTATCTATTTCATATAGATCTGATTTGACTTTGATTGCTGTTCCATCTCTTCTTACTCGTATTGATCCTTGTTTGTGGAATACTCTACGATTCTTGAACTGCTCTTGTGTTACCCATCCACAGATGGTGAGTATTGAATCAGTCTTGTTTATTGAGCAGAATAGGTAAATATCTGTATTGTATCCATCTTGGGCGGCTAGGAAGTTGTTGGTGTATCCAGTTCTTACTGGGCCTTTCCTTCCCATTGTCTTAACATCTATTCGTTTTCCTTTGAGGCAAAGATCGACTCCACCATCAAAGCCATCTTCTCCACTAGCCATAGGTTGACCATAATAATCACAGATAACATTTTGACCAAGTATTCCAGTATATTGTTCTTCTTGATTTCCATCTGCATATCCTCTTTTGCCAAAGTTGTATTTTTTAACTTCATTCCATGATTTGATTTTTATCCAATGCTTGATTGGAATATCTATCATAATTCAAATTCCATTTCTAAAAGTTTATCCATTGCCCGATCATAGTATGTCTCTACTGAATATGCTTTGATTCCAAAATTGTCCGCTATTTGTTGAAAGTCTCTTATCCCTAGATCATAGTAAGCATCAAATACTTCATTTTCTCTTTTGCTGAAATTATGTACTGATCTTCTACCTACAAGGAATGCGATCATCTCTCGTTTTTTTATTTCTCTCTCTGTTCGCTTTCTCTCGTACTCATCCTCATTCTTTCCGCACATTTCACAAGGTTTGGTATGTGGCTGCATTTTATTCCTTTGGTATATATTAAGTAGTTAGAATATGTTTAATAGTGGCTATCATTCTTTTCTTTGTCAATTTACCCTCTAATCCTTGATTCAATATTCTTTCTATTAGTTCTATCTTTTTTTCTGTTTTATGTTTCCAATCTATTAACCATTGTATCTCTGTCTCTGTATCTTGGTCCTTTTTTTTGAGTTCTTTTAACTCCGACCAAAGTGGTATTCTCATACATTCCCCTTACTGTTTAATTTTTTCTATTAGTTCTGTGATTATTAAAAAACTCATTCCCATAGCAAGTACCCAAAAGAATACTCCAATACCCAGTATAAGTACATTTGCTACCCATTCAGCTATATCAAACATTATCACGATATTATCTCATTATAAATATCCATCATTATATCTTTGAGTTCATCCATCTTTTTATTGATATACCATCTTTGAAGATAATGATATGCAATGATTGATACGATTACGATTGTTACAATAAACACATCAAAGGCATTTTCTTGTAGTGATTCTATCCAGTATTTCATGTTGCTCTCCTTATTTAAAATTTTGCCTCACTTGGTGCCAACCATTTCATTACAATCTCTACCTTGTGGATCATCGAGTATTGCTGTCATCCTCTTTCGTTAAACCTTTTTACAAGGAATGGTTTGTAAAAAAAGACGATGTGAGGCAATCATTTAGGTACACTCCTATAATTGGTTTGTACTGTATTTGAATTTTTCTTTTGTCTTATGTATGGTGTTTTACAATCTCCGCATCGAAGTACCGGGAACTTATTGGCTGTTGTGAAATATACGCTTGAGGTTGTTTCAAGATTATACGATCCGCAGTTTGGGCATACATCATCATCCAGTAACACTCCTAGATTTGGATGATTTCTCATATATGGCCTTATCTCAAGATATAATTGCTCTAACCCTATTACATCATGTTTGTTGTAGTCCATCATTTTATTTAATGCTTTGGGATTACCAGCCTCGCAATCAACCCACAACTCAAACTCTGTTTCTAGCTTGTTTTGTAGTTTAAAATATTTAGTAAGAAAGTCTTGCTTGTAAGATGGTGCAAAAAACTCTCTTCTTGATACTTTCAATGTATCTATTACCCGGTATGGAGTTGGCGGCATTAATCCAACAGATTTGAATCTCCAGTTTAATTTCCTTAAATCAAACCTTTCTACATTATGACCAATTACAATTTCAGCCTCATCTAACAACTTCCAGATAGATTTCAATATTCTTTTATCATCTCTTTCAAAAGCCTCTTCAGTTGTAACAATATCACCTTGTACATTTTTATCGAATAACCATTTGGCTGCCCAACTTAAACAGTATTGATGCTTGGTAATTTGATGGTGCTGTATATATTGTTTATATGTTCCCCAGCCTACGAAATGATACAAGCTGGTCTCTATATCCATCAAAAGAATCTTTGGTAAGTCTGAATAATGATCATCTTCTCTTGCACTAAATTGTTTACCACAATCTTTACATCTATATCTTTGAGAAAAAGATTTGAATTTAGAATATGATAAACCTTTTTTGATTACGTTCCCACTTCCGCAATGTGGACAGATCATTAATTACCTCCGCAACTTGGACATTGTTTTACTTGTTTACCATAAGAAGGGAAATCTTCATAATAAACATAAGCACTAAATGTTCCTCTAGTTTTATGGCTCTGATGTGCTTTAGTTCTATCCATCTCCCAGCATCTATTGCAATCACAACAATACTTTATATTTCGATCAGCCTGTTTTGAATCACAGTTAGAGTCTTTTCTTTTTTTATATTTATCTTCTCTAATGTTACCCCATTCCCAAACTTCCATAAATCTCCTCCATGTTTTTAACTTCCTTACTCTTATCAATCTTTGGATCATCCGGGAGTAACTCAACCCCACAACAATCACTTGATTGTCTTAACTGAAATTCACTAGGTAATAATTTACCACCGCACTTCATACACCAAGCCTTATACAATCCAGATGGTGTCTTTTGAAATACTTTCTTTGATGGCTTTGGTTTTGCTGGTTGCAAATCCTCAATCTCATCATTCCAACATTCTTGATTCAACCAAGTAGTAGGATGTTTGATGTATGCTTTATCACGCCCCTCCCATAACTTCTTCTGTTTGGTCAATGCTGACATGATGGTGTTATGATCTGTTTTCTTCATTGCTGACCTATAAGAACTTTCTGCTTTTGAACGACTTACCTTCTTATCATATAGGTTCCAAAATTCTTCAAATTGATCTATATATATATTTATTGTATTTCTTTTGTTATTGTTTAGTGTTCGCTCGTTGTTCACTTTTTGATAGTCGCCCCAGTTAACTATTGATATTATGCGAC